GCTGAACCCATAGACGCGTATTTGGCAAGGCGATAAACCTTGCCGCCTACGACAGCCCGTCTGGACCTGGTTGCATCGATAGCCCTAGCTAAATTGGGCCACCGAGCTACCATCGTCCGAACGAGCTGATTCGAAACACGGTCGGAAGCGTCGCTCAAATCGAGCGTCGCGGTTCGGTTATCAATCGAACCTTGCTTAGCCAACTCCTGATTAGGGAGCTGGTTATCAAACCCGATCAACCTCGTGAGGAGTCTATCCCTCTCGAAGTTCAAGGTGAAGTTCTGGTAAACTGCCTGCTGCATATACTGCATACAGGTAGGTTCCATAGCTNTCACACGGGGTGTTTTGAGCGTTTTAGGAACAAGAGTTACCTTTACAGGTTCCTCTTCTCCGGGTTCGAGGGTGACTACATCATCCAACGTGCGTATAAAACGCCAGTTGGGAATGATGTAACTCCGCGACGGAAATACGTCTTGGAGTCGCCTAGTCCAGGTCCGCTGATTCCACTTCTGGTTTCCCAGAACGCGGTCAGCGGTTGATCCTGGTCCATGCTTCGGAACGAGAGCCCCAACAAAGACATCTCTGTCAATTTGGGAAAACATCTCGCCGAACAGCAGCTCAGACATTTGTCGGAACTCTTCAAGATCTCTCTCAGAGAGCTCCGCATCTGAGCGGCGGACATCCTGCTCACACTCTAAATAGCTACGTATGGCTTCTGCATTCCTTGCATTACTACAAGGAAGCAGAATCTTACCAAACATCAGTGTCAACTGACGAATGGCTAAGATAGCATCCACACATGGCTCTTGGAGTAACAAGCCACTACTCCGGTCGAACACACGGTTGAAGAAACCTCCGAGAAATCGGGGGAGACTTCCCCCACGTTCATTACTGAACGCGGGGTGGATACCGGCCTTACCTTGATCAAGCCAGCTTTGGGCTGACTTTCCAAGTTCAGGCAGGGTTATCGTTAAAAATGACAACCCCTCATGTTCGACACGACACGCGACGGTATTAATGTCGCGTATGGCGCTAGTGCAACATCTGTCGGCCGATTCCTCGGCCAACATGGACCAGAGTGACATCAGGCTTTTCACCTGTCCCTGTTTTAACAAGGGTAACCTCCTCTATAGGAGATTCAGGATCCATAGCCTATGGACTGAAGCGACATCAAGTCGCACTCAGATGAACACTCCCTCTACCCACCACCCCATCCCGGTTCAAATCCGGGGTAGGGGTAAGTGGGTCACGGAGGGGGTGCACCATCTAAAGTCCGCTTTTAGTCACTCGCAACTAAGGTCTAGCCGTAGAGGACACGCTTTCGCAGGTCCTCCGGCATCCTTTTCAGCAACTCCGCCACGTCAATCACTTCCCCGTACAGGGCGTCAAGGATGTGGATCTCGCGATCCACCTCCAACGCCTCATGTACGTGGTTGGTGATGATATAGCGGAACGAAGAGTAGCCATTTGAGGCAACTTCGGCGGCGTTAGCCAACCGAACTGCCCTCATGGCTTCCCTCAGTGCTCTGGGAACGTATTCCCTAGAGGTTGGTAGTGCCATTTTACTGGTACATCCTTTCTCGAGGGGTTCCCCGAGTCGTTGTTGTAGGATTGCCTTTACGGCAAGACACCATGGAGCAATGTCCCTTGCGAGACACGAACATGTCTTACGACAAGCTGACTCCAAGTCCGACGAGCAGTTGCTCAACGAAACTGGAGTTAACCAGCTCCCTCAAGGACAGATGAATGAAGTCGAAAACCACGACTACCAAGAGGACGGTTTTATAGCCGACCTTTAGGTGAACCGTGACTTCCGCTCCATCATCTGGCCGAGGATGTTCAGAACGGTGGACCACCGGTGACACTTTCGGACCTTCCAGCCCGGAGTTGTCCTCCGACGGACCATCATTCTCGCCACTACGACTCGCCACCAAGAATCTTGGTGACGACCGCATTCGAAGCGGCCGTTAGCTGGGTGTTAAAGCCCGTCCAAACGGCCAAGGCTTCTGCCCCCGTATAGCCAGCAGGCGGCAGGTCGAAGACCGTGTAAACGGCCATTCCGACCTTGACGTTATCTGCTGGCCTAAAGGGGTCAGTCGTCATCTTCGCATGGTCGATCCGGACCAAGCGACGCGTCCTCTTCCCATAGGAATGGGACGCGAGAAGCTTGATCA